CCTTAACACCATCAGAGTCGTTATTTGACAATATTGCCCACTTAACAAGCGGCTCAATTTCACCAGCAATGTTTGGGTTCGGTATGTCACTGGTAAAGCCAAAGGTTTCTGTAACAGAATACTCTGCCGTTAGATCTTTTAGAGTCTTTCCATCGCCAAACAAAGTGCGCAGCTTGTCATCAAATAGCTTTTGATTCTCTGGAACACCATCCGGCCATGCACCGCGCAATGTGGCAAGGATGCTAGGAAAGTTATCAATCCCTTCAAAGCTAGCGACAGTAAGCGCACCCTCAAGCAAACCCATTTCTTTTGCACTAAGGTGATCTTCCCAAAGATTACGCGGCGTTCCAAATGCACTAGGCATTTGACGAAACTGAGCATAATACTGAGCCAACTGAACAAGTTTATCTGGCTGATTATCAAAGCTGCCAGCAATAGCACCCTTAACTCCATTGATAACATAATTTGGCAATGCGCCATTAAATTGCACCATTAACTTTGTCCCCCACTCTGCGCGAGTTTCAAAGCCTTCTTGAAAATACCAGTCAGTAGATGCCCCCGGTGGGCGTACAAGATCATCTGCCAACTTTTTTGTTCTGACACTTTTATTATCTGCCATACTGTTACTCATGGCATCAACATGATCTAAATTAGCTTGTTGCTCTCTCGTTATTGCTTCATTAGATGCACGAGACTTTGCATCTGCTGCAATGCCATTTAGCTTTTCTTGCACATTAAAACCGCGAGACAACTCAATAAAGTTATCTGCTAGCACAAGCATGTCGCCTTCTGGCTTATTAGCATCCTTGCCATTGCTCATAACATAGTTTGAAAATACGACTAGTTCATTAGAATCTGCTGCCGTTCTGTTGGCTTTGTTTCTAATCTGATCCAGCATAAAGTCACGCACATAGGCAATATTGCCATTTACTGCGTTTATTGCACCTTCATCTTCTACACCCTTTATTGACGCAACCGCACCTTGTGAGTATTCATTGAAAATTTTACCAGCAGTAACAAAGTCATCATTACCAAGGGCATCAGTAATCTTAGTAACAGCGTCCTTACGCTTTGGCAGAAGATCAAATCTGTTTTCAATCTTAGCATTTTGTTGAGCTTCTGCCTCCGCTGCATCTGCATCACTTTTCTGTGCACGAGCGATAGTAGCTTCATTAGACTTCAAAGCACCAAACTGCCTTAAGTCCTGTACGATTGTGTCACGATTATCATTAAATGTTGGCGACATAAGAATTTCAGATACATCTGTCTGAAGTTCCTCTGGCAAACTTTTAGGGTCTGCACCGCCAGATGTAATAACACGCAACACATTATTAACGGTTGCGTAATCCATGTCGCTGGACAGTTCGATTTTATTAATAATTCGATTGCCAATAGCAATGTCGGATGCGCGATCAAAATTAGCTCTGGCTGTTTCTACTTGAGCCAGTGTAATTAAATCTGGAAAAAGTTTTTGAGCCTTTTCAAACTCCTTTATAGCAATGTCGCGCAGTATCTCAGCATCTTCTGCTGCCGGAGATCCCGGTGCATAAGTAGGCAGTGAGATCATGTCTGTATAATCTGAGACTTGTTGGTCAATATATACAGCCGCGTCTGATGCTAAAGAGCGTCTTTCAATTCTATTTCTGTTTTGCTGTAGGCTAAGTTTGTTAGAAGACAGAAGGGCTGCACCAAAGTTCTTAAAAGCTGTAGCAAATTTTGGCGAAGCATTAGCTGCTGTTTCTTCAATAAACTCACTAAACTGGCTGTCAAATTTAGCAACTCCATCAGGATCAAACTCAAACTCAACAGCAAGTTCAGCAGCTTTTGTTTTGAAGTCTTGCTCAGTCTGGCTTACATATCGCCTCTCAATAAGTTCTTCATACGAGTCAGCAGCAGCGCGTCCGAGATCAACAGGGACAGTAAGCGCTTCAATCCTGCCAGTCTTAGGATCAATAGCACGAAGATCAGCGGTTTCTGCCAGCTCTTGCCCGCGATCACGAGCTTGTTTTTTTAACTCATCAAATGATGTTTCGATCATTGCGTTAGCAAGACCGCCAACACTACGAGCAACCTCAGCAGCGCCAGTGTTAGCGCGTACTACACCAATGCTTTGCGGAAGAAACTGACGCCTTTGTTTAATTACAGCCATTATGTCTCATCCGTTTTGTAAACATGATACCGATACAGGCCAGTAGTGATTGCGCTGCCAGCATTAAAGTAGGACTCAACAATAGCATTGCGTCCTCGCTCACCCTCCATAGCAGCCATACGCCTAGTCTGTGAGGCTTCAATCAAAGCACCAGACTCAAGAGCCTCTGCATCTTGATAAGCAATCTCCTTCTGTCTGTCCATGAATGCCTTCATAGATCTATCGCCGGGATCTCTGCCAATAAATGCAGCAAAGGCACGGTTCGATGCTTGGGCAGAATCAAAGTCACGCAAGCGAAGATTGGCTTTTTCCGCAGCTTCAACCTTTTGCATCTTGGCCTTAAACTCAAGCTGCTTTCTGTTGAACTCAGCTTCAGATCTTTTGGCCCTTCCAGATTGGATGGATGAAAAAACACTAAGGGTAGTTCCTATAGTTTGTATTGCCATAAATGGGACAGCCATTAGAACGATACCTCCGCAACAATGCCATTCACTTGCAGTGACACTGGCGCAGTTTGTGTAATCTTAACTGTTGGATCTTTACTATATCCAAGCAAACGAAACTCTTTCTTGCCAGTAACAGGCACACGCGCCTGACTAAAGTCATCAGTGACAGTGCGAATGACAAGCCTCTTCTCATTCACTGATACAGACAAAGTATTCAGCAAATCAACCACAACCCTGTTTACAGAGCGAGGCTCACCTGTAAGTGGGCCACCACCAATCTGTGCATCGATGGGCAGAGTCTCAGCCTCGACATTAAAGCCAAAGCCAATCTCTGCTGCTGTTATTTCTTGCACAGCAGACACATCTACATTGCCACTAGCTACTGTAAACTCACCCAAGTAATCATTGCCGCTAACAACCTTAACCTTTGCGCCATTTGCAAAGTGACTAGAGACATCGAACACACCGGCAGAGCCGGTAAAGTCATTAGAGAAGTCCATGTTCAATGAAGAATCAAACTCCATTAGAACATGCTTAGATGTGCCAGCGCCTGTGTCATAGGTGCCAATGCAGAACACACGATCATCTACTGTGCAAACAGAGTGGAACTTGCCTGTTGTAGTCCACTGTGTCCACCCAGCGCGTTGCTCTGCCCTGTTAGATGTAAACACAGCAAGCGTACCATCATTGTTTAGAACAAACGCATAGGACTCTGGACGGTTAATTGCGCCACGCAGAATAGACATTTGCACCGGACCAGTAATCAAATGCGGTGACAGCACAGAGATGCCAGTAGATACATACGCTGCTTCTGAGTCAGAATAGATATACTCTCTAACAACAGAGCCAGTCTTCTGCACATAGATCGTGGCACCATCAAACGAGTCAGGGCGTACAAAGTTTGCACCGTAAGATGTTTGTCTGCGCACCTGTGCATTGGTTGGTGTAATCGGCTTTTCAGTAAATGACGGCACATACATTTCTGATGTGCTGGTAAAGATCTGCAAGTCACGATTAGACACCAGATGGCGTATAGTGTTGATCTCACCGATAGAAGCAGTCAGGTCAAGCGCGTCATCATCTTCTGCATCGCCAACATCAAAGTTAAAGTAATCAGCAGACTTGCTTGCCCATATACCATCAGGCTGGGCTATTGTGCCGCCCAACCATAGTCTGTTCTCGTGGAAGGTAACTGCGCCGGGATACCCTCGCAGTTCACTGTATGATTGCTCACCCCACTCTGTAGCCGCAGCATGTGTGACAATCTTTGGAGAGCCACCACCTATTGTCGAATCGTTAGAAGAAGCGCCAGCAACAACAACAAACTCATTCTCGTTAATAACCTCAGTTACTGTACGAGTGCCATTAATGTTGTTTGCTGATATGCCACCAACTGCACCAGCAGCAGATATTGTTATTGAGTCATTTACAGCCAAGCCATGATTAACAAAGGTTATGTGTATGCTTGTGCTGCCATCTGTTGTTTCAATGGCATCCCTATCAAGATGCACAAGCAACTCATCCTGCACATTGCCTGTTGCCTGTGTTGCAGACTGAACAGATGTGATTGTTATCTCGTTGTTGTGATACCGCAAAACTGACCCAACATGCTTTGAGTCAGGATAGTTACCACCAGATTGACTGCCGGTTATGTCAAAGTAGTTGGCGCTTGTTGTAACTGTGATGCCATTGCCGCTAGAAGCAGATGGATCAAGCGTCATACCTATTGGCTGAAAAGAATAGTATGGCTGATTTATTCTAAAGCCATCTGCACTTTCATTGAATGTCATCAACTCAAGCTGGAATGTTGTAAGGCTAGTGCGCACTAGCTTACGCACCATGAATGTTTGATGTGCAATAAACATAACATCGCCAGCTTGTGCGTATGTCAGTTCTGGCAGCTTGGCATTGGTAAAAGGAATAGCGTTACTATCAACATCTTGGGTCAGCGTTTGAATCAAAGAAACAGCGCCAGTCGTAGGATTGATCTGAAATATGCGGATCTTTGCGCTTTCAAGACTAATGATGTAACGCTCATCATCAGAGAATATGAATGGCACCAGCCTGAGTTGCTGGGTAGCGGAGGAGTCTACCGTAGTGTCAAACTCATATAAGCGCTTGGTGCCAAAGCGTTTGAGCAAACCGCCTTCGTTACGCAGAAAGAAGTTTTCAATCTTCTTTGCTGAGTTGTTGTAAAGCGGAGTGTCAGTTCTGGAAACAAGAGAAGGGCTGATCTCACCATACTGAAAGTTACTTATCGGTACGCGGACTCTTTGCATTAACTTCGCCTGTCAGTAATAAACCTCGACGTTACCAGCTTGCGCGTGGTCTGCTGCTGTGCATCCAAACTACGAGCCTTTGCCATCGCCTTTGTTGAGGCATCTTGCATTAGAGCCGCAAGACTTGGATCTCTTGCAATGGATGTGGCAAACAATGTTGCCAGTCCATACTCAACAGCGATTGTAAAATACGAGGGCCAATCTTGTTCGTTTGCCCTGTATGTATAATCTGCAATCAACACATCGTTTGTTGATGTATTGCCATAAACCTTATCACCGTAAATCTGATACTCAATCGGGTTGTCGTTTACAGTAATGGCATGAATCATTAACGTGCCATCTGGCTGCTGATAAGCATTATCATATCTACCAGTTGGAGCATCAGTCAGTCTGTTTAACACATCCTGATTAGTAGAGAACCGCCAACGTGCGTTTACTAGAGATGCTCTAGCTACATCCTCATACATGTTCACAGAGACAAGGGCCTCTGTGGTGCCGTCGTCAAATGACGTAATTGGTTCTGCGCCAATAAGGATCAATGCCCTTGCGCAGATATCAACTGCTGAGTTTGCTGCGGTGCTGCTAACTGCCATGAGTAGTGAGGGGGGCTTTCACCCCCCTCTCCTTTTTAGTCGCCATCTGTCTCAGCTACCGCAGTGCCATCAGACACATCGACAACTGAACCAGTGTTTGACAAAACAGTACAAAAGTTTGTTGTTGGCACATTAGTATCGCGAACGATAATCAAGTCCCGAACATCAAGCATATTTGCTGCACTGTTAAAATACCCTGCGGTATTTACCGTGGCAATCGCATCGGCAGATGTGTACATCCACAAGCTACCGTTTGAATCACCACCAACACGAGTTAGTCCGCTTGAAGCAAAAGCCATTTCCTAACCCTCCTAGTTGTTATCCAGAACTTCGTACACACCGTTATCATCGATAACAGTTGCACCCATCGACATCATCGAGGTTGCAAGGTGTGATACTTTTTCTGCGACATAGTTGATCTCAGTCGTGACATCAGCGTTGATGCCCAAACCAATAGCTGAAGTGTGATACGCCATGTTCTTACCGGCAGTGATCGCTGACGTTGAGAAGATCTTGAAGCCAAGAAACTCTTTCATTGTCATGCCACCAGCAAACGGAAGATTCTGCTCACCAACAAAGTCTGACGATGCAAACTCAGTAATGTTGAACAGATCAGCATAACCCTTCGGGTGCATTGCCAGATAACGCTGACCGTCTTCTGGAATGTTTGCTGTGCCAAATGTCTCAAACAGTGACAGCAGATCGGCTTTTTCAAGAGCAGATGATGCGTCGTGGATCTGAGTTGAGTTAGCGCCAGCGTCCATTGCTGTGTACAGGATGTCATCAGTCTTACGCCCAAGTGCGGCAGCAGCAGATTGTGCTACAGCCTGACGCTCGTTGATGTTGATCTTGAGTTCATCCAGCTTGTCAATGTACTCAGCAGCATAGAAGTCAGCCATGGTGGCTTCTACTTGCGTATGCGCCAGTTCCATTGCGGTTACGTTGCCGTTGCGTGATTTGGTAGAAGCAGTGCCAGTACCAATCTTTTGGAATCGAACAGTCGAGCCAGTCACATTGTTTGCCATACGCACAGTGTTCCGCAGTTTGGAACCCATACGCTGATAAGCCATGTGTACCTCAGACTCAAACTGCTTAATGAATGCGACATCAATAGTGTTCGCCATTTTACAGTCCTCAAAGGTTGTTTACACATTGACGGTTATCTGTTTGGCATCCTCAACGCGATTGTCCTTGCGGGTCGCTCAGTGCATTACAGGCCGACTTAATTCACCAATACCATCATTTTTATCTACAGCGCAACGCTCAAATCGCATAAAGGTGTGACTGTTTATTTCATACATAGTTTCATCGAAGGTAAACCCGCACCAACTTAGCCACATAATCGTATCGTGATGATCCACTGGCACATAGTTTTCAACGCTGGCAAAGCTACCCTGCAACAAATCAATCGTTGCACGACAGCCGCGTAAGAACGGACGGAAGTTGTAGTTAATTCCATTGGTGCCAAGTAGCCAAATTCTAGCGTGGACATCATCTATTGGCACATTTCCACACATACCAATAGGCGTTTCATCAAGCCTAAGTGTGTAGGTTACTGCCCCATCAATAACAAATGGCTCAGTCAGAGCCTCAAGTGGAGTAAGGTTGTGTATATAGCATTCCCTTACATCAGCCTTGCGCATGTTGTCAGCAACACGCTCTGCATGTTCGGGTAGGCTTTTGATTAACGAGAGCCTACCAACTCGTATGACTTCATTAGCCATTTGAGAATATACGCTTGAAGCCATCATCAACCTCTTTCACAAAGGTTGGATCTCTACGCGCAGGATCGTGATAGCGTGGATCAAGCATCTTCTGGCGCAGATCAGCCTCTGTTTCACGTGAAACTTCAACCGCTCCGTTTGATGGGCCGCCCTCACGCATGGCTTCCATGACATGCTCAAGCACCATAAT